CATGTCATCTGTATATTTATGTTTGATGAGTTTTTTTGCGACAACGAACAACAACCCCGCATGTATTTTTGTTACTTGAGGGAAGTGTTTAAACGTGGCAATCGCCATCAATTCTAACTGCCCTTTATCTGCATACTTTGCAGATTTACTTGTTTTATAGTCTACGACAAATGCTTTATTGTCATTTATAATTATTAGGTCTGCTATTCCCCTCCACCAAACTTCTTTCGCTTTAAACGTGCATGGTTCTAAATCGTCCGTAAGTCCCATGCGAACTTCTGTTAACTTCTTGCCTTGCTTTGCATTTAGTGGTTTTAACAGCTTATCCATGAAGATGTATTTGTCAGGAACTGGTTTCCCATCACGAATATATTCTTCAGCAACAAGATGAACTTTTGTTCCGTAGTCCATGGCTTCAGTATGCCCTTGCTTATAATCTTTTGCTATCCGCAAATGATAAAACTGTTTGGGACATTGCTCAAACGACTTTATAGAACTATATGACCATGGAGTTATACTCATGAACCTTTTGGTCTCCCGTATGTTTTTTTCCTAATATCAACCACATCACGCCTTCTACCTTTTTTATTGCAGTAAACTTCGTCATACTCCCTTCTTTCAAAAGGAGCGGGTATATTTAAACGGTAAAGCCAATCGTCAACTTCTTCGTCTAAAATTGATATGTTTTGCCACCCAGTTTCGTATTCGTCATTTGCTTTCTTAAAAGTACTCATTCACAGCCTCCGTATGATTTACCTATACCCGATTCGCAATCAATCGGCAAACCTTTTGCCCAATCGGGTGTCCAACGCATACTCTCTTCTATAAATTTTTGAGCCTTATTTGATTCGCTATCTTCAACGCAACATACTATCGAATCGTGAACTGTTAAAACTACTTTATATCTTTTTGCTATCTTCAACATCTGCTCACCAATAATACAACGTGCAATCGCTTGGCATACATTTTCTATTATCTTACCACCATAAATACGGTTACGTCCACGTCTAACTTTATAAGTAAACTCTAAACCTTTCTCTCCCTGTATATACCGCAAGTCATCATATTTTAAATACAATCCTGATGGTAACAGTAACGTGTTACCTTGTGCTTTTAATACACCAGCTAGACCAAAACAAATACCTGTTGATAGAAACTGTTGTGCATCTCTCCACAACTTATTTATCTTATAATTTGTTTCTCTGTATATCTTAATGACCCGCCGTGCTTCATGTAAGTCCATAGCAAAACCAAAAGACTGAAGTTGGTCTTGAAACTTCAAAGCACCCATACCATACCCCGCACCCAAGATTGTAGTTTTACCTACAAACCTCTGTTCTTTAGTCACATCTTCTTCGGCAACATTATAAATACGAGATGCCATTTTTTTATAAACATCTTCTCCATTTCGGAAAGATTGCGTCAAATCATTTTGCTCTGCGAGCCAAGATAAAACCCGTGCTTCAATTTGAGAAGAGTCAGCATCTATAAGAACATGACCTTCGGGAGCGAGAATACTTTGTTTTAACTTGTTACCATTTAATCCACGGCTAGGTAAATTTTGTAAATTAATTTTGTCGTCACCACCCCAACGTCCCGTATGAGCAGAATAATATCTTATGGGAACAGGGAGTAAACCTCTGTTACCAATGTCCATAAATCGTTGGGTTCTTGTTTCTTCTAATGTGCTTTTGTTTGCTAGTCGAGCTTCTATAAGTTTACGCACCTTTGCATCAGGGTGTTTTTCTAAATTCTTAAATCCTTCATCAGACTTAGCAAAGGCATAGGCTTCCTTGCCTGTCGTTGGACTTATTTTCCTTGGGGGTTCAACACCAAGACCTCTAAGCAATTCAGCAAATTTATCATTGCTCATCAAATCTTCCCGTTTGGTATTCGACTCTTGTAACAACTTTGTCTTACGTTCACACGTTTCCTTGTGATGTTGTCTTAACAAGTCCATGTCTAAATCTAGTTTAGGTTCTACAAACATTCGCAACGTCAAGTCTATCAGTTTAAGTTCTTTCTTTGGAAAGCCTTTTACCATTTTAAGGAATAATTTGTAAGTTAACTCGACATCGTTTATACAATAATCTCCAAACTTAGACAGTTCTTCTTCCGTAAAATCTACACGTTTTTTACCTGACGTATTTGCAATTTCGTCACCTTTTTGCCCAAGATCGTACATCCCAGATAAAGCATCTAAACTTAAAGAAACTTCAACGCCATGTATAGCTCTAGCAATACATAAAGTGTCAATAAAAGCACGTGGACAAATACCAAAATGCCAATTAAGTATAGCAAAATCAAAGATGCCGTTGTGAGCGACAACCATTGCATCTGCCCAGTTATAAGTTTGTAAATAGTTTTTAATTTCTGAAAATGTACCACTCGCCCACTCCACCTCTCCACCATTTAGTTTAACACCAACCCCAATCACTTCAAACATAGGGTCACGCACATATTCTTCTGTCGTCATCTTTTTTAAAGAAACATCTTTGTCGTAGTACGTTTCGAAGTCGAGGGTAATTAAATCCATTATTCTTCTTCCTTCATGGCACATTCATATTCTATCCCAACGTATGCCATGTTATCAACATAATGGTCTTTAACTTTAGGACTCGTTTGCCTTCTTGCTAACTTTGTGGCTTGGTGCAATATCGCTACATCTCTTGCCGTAATATCTTTACCTGTGATTGCATTAAATATTTCCGCAATATGTTTATGGTTATCGACAGGGTTGCCATAGTTTTTTAACCTTGCTCCATTCGTAAGGCTCAATGCTTCCTGTAGTAAATCACAACGGTTTTCTGTTGCTTCTTTCTCAAAAACTTGTTTTGGTGTACCTATCTTTGCTATTAATTCTCTAGCATAACTTGTTGACACGTTACAATTTTCTGCCACTTCTTTTGCAGTTGCTAATTTATTATTTACTAAGTATCTCCAAACTTTCTCTTCTTTTGTTCCCATTCTCTTCTTCTTTCTTTATTAATTGTTCAAAATTATCAGGACGTGGTAACGGTCTACCAGAAAAATTCCTGTAAAATACATGGTTGCCCACTATGTTTATAAATTCATAGTTGTCTTTCCAATAAGGACTAACTTCTAAAGTATGATAATGTAGGGCATCATTCCCTATGACTGTGATATAATCCCCATCTCGTAACATTAGTTCCGCTATGGCTTTCGCCCTCTGGAAAGCAAATTCGTCATTAATTACATCTGGTTTTCCATCGCACCACCAACTAAATTGGCAACCTTCAGAGTTCTCTTGAAGAACCACCGAACAAACGTCGTTTGGGTAGTCCTCGCTTCTGACTCGATTTAACGTCACCTCCGCTACTGCGATTTGACCGTCCACCTTTTCACTCCTAGCTTCAAAGTAGATATTTGTTGATAGGCATAGTAGTGCAGTTGTTTCTAATATCATGTTCTCTCCTTAAATTCGTGTAACAAATGCGTCGAATTAGATGTTACACTAACTATTTTTATTGTCGCCCCCCACAACGGGGTGAATCATTGTGGGGAGCTTTGAAAGTTAACGTGTTTCTACACGGTTAGGTCACAAATGAGGTAGTTTCAATGAAACATGAAAGGAAATTTTGCCCTAACGGTAGTGGATAATGGCACAATGTTAAATACCGACGCTCTCACTACTTACGCCCCAACAAGCCAAAAACAACAACTAAAAAGCTTGTTGGTAATCCTCTAATATTTGTTTTATGTTTTTCATATTTTCCTCGTTTACAACGATGGCAATGCCGACAGATGATTTAATGGCTGTTAAGTTCTTTTGCTGTAGTGCCGTAGGCACATTGCGACCCGCTTTACATTCAATACCAAAAAATTTACCTTTGTAACAACCTACAATATCAGGCACTCCCGACGCACCATAACCACTTGTCACGGGATAAAAGTAATAAGCTCCAAGCTCTTTAAGTTGAGCTACAACAACTTTTTTTACTTTTGCTTCAGGTGTCATAGGCATCTGTTATCTCCTTGTCATCAGCATCATGCGACCCGTCGTAAACGTCTACATAATCTTTCCCATGTTTGGCAATCCACTCATCTCGTGTCATGTATTCGGCATCTCCTTGCATTCCGAGTAACCATTCTTTAACTCTCCCCATTTTCATTCTCCATCTCAGTTAAATAATTATCTATTGTGTCAGCCACGTCATTAGGAATATCGACAATGTCCTCGTCAATATTATTATCCCATGTGACTACAATTTTCCACGAAACTATATTTTTCTTTTTTAGCAAATCCCAACTACCCGCTTCGGGTCGACTTTCTAGCCATGCTTGAATATCATTTTCCAGCCACCCCACGGCTCTTTTTCCAATTCTTCTGGGTCGTGGAAATTTATTTTTTTTAATAAGGTCATAGATAGACGAGTTGGACATCGAAGTAATATTTTTAACATCGTTAATTCGTAGTATATTCATTTTCATTCTCCTTTCAAAAAAACTGGTATCT